GTTTCGGAGAATACTGGTCAAAGCCAGCTTACCGTGGTAATTTTAGAGCGCCACCACGGAGTTTAATTAGGGGTTCCAACTCCCCTCTATCGTAGAAAAGAAATTGTTGTTGACAAACGACAGGTGACTCATCGAGGCACTTGACGAATGCGGTTGTCATGATGCCCGCAGATTGTAGAAGTGTGACATAATAGGCGAAGAACATTTGCCATAAAATGGTTAAAACGAAATAGCTAAGTTTAACATCATACAATCAACTATGGGACGACAAACAACAAATTACGTTGAGGTCATAGGCCATACGATGAATGGCGTCGGTTTCCACTCCCGACACCCGATTTTTAATGAGACCAGGCCAAACTCATGATGCCTACGTAATCCTAGGCATCCCGCTCGACCATGCGAATGAGCGTGGGTTCTTGGAACTCTTCGCCGATCTCGAAGCAACCAAGATATCCGATCAAAAATTCCAACTCGTCTTGACCAATCGAATAATGATGCATGTAATATTCTAACAGACGGTCATGTGAAGGGGTGGCCTTGCAGTCAACCCACTTATCATACGAATTGTACTTAACAATTGAAGGTCCAATACCAGATATAGCCTGAAGACGGAATCCCAACGCACGAAGCAAGGGGTCATAGTAGCCAAACATAATCAATGTATTTGAAATGCTACGTAGCCACTCTTGCTGTTTGATGGGAGTACGGTCTTCCATGTCCCAGCCAAGTTTAGCAATAAGCTTACCAACCTTAGGCATTAGGACATAGCCATCCTCTACCGGTAGGAACCTACCTGAACAAAATTCGACATCAAGAGGATTATGCCGAATATCAATTGTTACTTCCATACCCATAGACGCGTACTTATCGATCATCACCTTTTTACCACCAATCCAGGCGATTTCGGTGTCGATAGTCACAGTTACAGAGTCGTCGCCACAAATGATGGATATCCAGCGACGGCCGGGACCGTGAATTTCAAACTTCATGATAGAATTGACCAAAGTGTCTCCAACACTAGTGTCAGGCCAACCGGACTGCATAGTGTATGGCACCTTAAACGTCGTACCCAACTTGGTTCTACCACGTGAAGTTTCACGTCGAAGGTAATGGGCAATCTTCTTTCCCAACTTCTTAACATAGATCAGCCTGAGAAATTTAAAAGGACCAGCTAACATGTGCAAATCAAAACGAGATTGATCATCTTCAACGATGACCACAAACTCGCCAGGCAACAGAACAGACTCCATGCACTGAATTGCATTGGCGAAAGCCATTCCTATTGCCTCGCCTGACATGCCACATGTATAAATTATCTGCCTAAAATTTGATAAATCACCGCGCGTGAACGCCCAAGGAACAAAGGATTCCCTAAAAAGTTTAGAGAAGGGCCTAATCCTCGGGCCAACCGCGGCAGACAGATCCCTAGGACAACTTGAAATCATCCTAGGGTCCTTAATAAAAATCTCAAACAATCGTCGAATGTCTCTGAGACAAAGCTCACGCTTTATAAAGCAATCCGCCCTTAACACCTTTGGAACTAACAACCCCTCTTCGAATATTTTGAGGAGAATGTCACGCATCCGAGGCGGAAAAGTAGAAGCCCACAAGTATTTATTCATTTTCTCATGAGAGAATGGTATAAGCATATCATATAAAGGGAAATGCCGCTTGATCATTGAATTCCAACGATCCTCAACATTTTTCTGTGCAATCTCGCTCGAGTGCAGAGGGATAAACTTCCCTATACGTCCTTCGAGCGAGATGGTTTCATTATGATAGCATGACCTAAATACTGTGGGTCGGAAATAGCGGACCGAAAAGAAACGACGTGTGCCAAAGCGGGGCTCACAAATACGTTCACCATCCTTCAATATCTCGAAGTAAGGTGAAACTTTGACGTCTTTGTACTTATGATCAGCAATGCACATATCTGCATGAACATTTATCGATCTGATGACACGACGATGCGGCCGTTTACGCCTGCGAAACAAGAAGATAGCAACGCAAGCTAGGAGGATAATAGGACCAGCGTACATCAAATTGCGACCTCTCCATTGTTCATATGGGGGGTCTGTGTAAACCCGTGTAACTCCGTAGCCGCAAACACCAACATAGTTGACAGCAGTGTGGGTGACAGCAGCGAGTGGCAGTGGCATTACAGTCAAAGCACCGTGCACGGCAAAACGGACAGAGAACTCACGCACAAAAAGGGCAGGGCCGACACGAGTCAATGTCTCATATGCTGAAAGCAACACAGCACCTAGAAACATCGACATCTTACGACCACAGCCCAGCATTTTGAAGAAGTAACGCTTGAACACCTCTTCAGCAGTGGCATGAACAAACAAGAAAAGTCCTATTCCTGTCATGGGATAAACATCCCGACTGCCACAAGCTTCATAAGTCCTTTCACGGGTGACATTAACATACGCCTGACAAGCTCTTGTTGTATACAAAGGTCCACGCTGCAACATGTTAGACCAACCCAAGATCACCTCACGCCAAAACGTGTAAGTATCAACAAAGGTAGGTTGCAACTCATGCGGTGGTGGAACCATGAAATTGACTGTCATGGGTGTGAAATCGGAGCAGAAAAGAGGACATAGACTTGACATAGGACCCCTCTCTTCACTCCGTGCTAAAGCATGCAGAGGAGTGTAGCCAAACAAAGCCTTAAAGTTGGCAAAAATACCACGTATTTTGCCTAACCTAGCAGCTGCTAGCTGTCGTTCCTGCACACTAATTCTCAGAACCTTGACATACTCGTCATAAACTAGCTTATGCCATTCATCTTCCTCCAAGTTAAGATGTTCAGCTCGCGCGACAGCTAGCATAGCTGCCCTGATTTCACTACACTTTTTGTTATTGAGTTCGCCCTTACATGCTAATTGCAGCCCTCTCGACCGCACTTCACTCAACTTTATCTTTAGATTTTTTTCTTGTGTAGTAACACCAGGGGTTAGCGTAGCCAACCACCTTACAAGCTCCTTATTACGAACCTTGGCAGAATGGGAACCATGCATTCTACAGACCTCATGCCGAGGTTTTTTACCCAGCAGCCATAGTGGAAATGACGGGATATGAGTGGTACATGGGCAGACACGATTGCCGGAAAAGTACGTCTCAATATTTTTGAAAAAATATGCTGGGTCGCGCAGGAAGGTTAGCCAAAATTCGGGAAGACCAAAGTCACTTCCCTTCTTCTCCTTTCGATCGGTTGGTGGAGGCTCACCTTTCGTATCCTGCGACTTTAGTTCACCATCGACATATTTTGCCTCGTCGATGGGAAGCTGCTCTTGATTAGGATGGGACTGACGGGCTGACGTCGCAGCGGCGGCCTTACGATCAGCATTAACATTATGTGGGTTCTGCACATGCTGAGGAGGCGGCCCTGCGGCCCTTCCCTGATTATTAGACGGGGCGTAAACCATTTTGCCTTTTCGTCTTTTAGCCGGCAAATTAACTAGCCACGGCTTATTCTCACTTCCTTGTTGTTGTTGTGGAGCAGCAACGCATTTATAAACAGCAACAGCTGAACTCGACCCACGTCATAGGCCGAATTTTTCATCCGTGAGGTGTATTAAACCACACGGTTGCCCTGCACCCTTTATATAATGAGGATAGGTGCTACAGAGTTTTCTTTCCTCCGTATGTTATCCCCAGGCAGGTTGGACGGTAACGATTCGTGTCAATCTAACACACTACAAATGGGCTCCAAACTACTGTCTGGAATGTACAATGTGTTAGGCCATTCGAAACCTCCTGCCAGGTCGCACTTATTTGGGTAAGTCTTGCATCAAGCGGCTATATGTCGCCTCACAAACTTAGCTCCCTATCCAGCCATTCCATTCCACCGAAGTGAACCCCTTTTGACTACCAAAGTAGTCCAAGGACCTTGAATGCCGAAGCACAAGTCACAAGGCCAAAGAGGAATTAGGATTAAATAACTGGGAGGTCATTCAGTTTGATCATGGTGCAAGGTTGTTTAGCGGACACCCAAAATCGGTGAAACCTCGATCCCACACCTGAGTCTTAAACTACTAGGGACTCAGGAAACCTAGCTAACCTCGCCGGAGGTTAGTTACGTCCGGGCGTGGCCCGGTCGATCATTTGTTTGAAAGCCGAGACTCAGACCTGGTGGCCTTCCTTTCAGGCTCAACCAAATCATACGAGAAACGGCGTCGGTCAGCAAAAGGTGCGACCGTAACTCCTGCGGATTTCTTAGCAGCACTGCGACGCCTAAGGCGTTCCGCGTACATGCTTAACAGCTCTTCGGGCGGAAGAGCGTTGTAACCGTAAGTAGTTAGAGGGGCAGGGACAATACCTTTAAACTCATAATCTGTAGTAATATAGATATGACCCAGCACATGTGGTGTAGTACTTGCCGTAGTTACACCATCGACGAGAAACACGAGGCAGCCAGCAAAGTCATCGTAAACATCAATGCGATCAATATTGCCGGCACCAGTTTGAATGCCATGTGTTTGCAACCACCCACTACCACCCTGAGCGACACCATGCTTCAAAGGGTATGCAGTTAGCTTACCGGGCATATAGAGCTGGTTGCGAGTATACTCAACGTTCTGAGATATGCAACTGGTGCTATTATTGTAGGGAAAGTAGGGGGTACCACCTTGAAATTCCACGAGCGTAGTTGGAGTGAAGGACATATGAAGGTTGCCCTCTTCTGACGTACTACATGCTGGAACGTAATCAAGGTGGATGGATTTAGGCCGCCAGTACTTAAAGTACTTCGACATGATGGACATAAGTGCGTACGATGGAAAAAAGAAATCCTGTCGGTAGTAAGTGGAATCTGCTGCAGAGTCCATATCACCAACAGCAACAGGGAAAACACCATAACAATCACCACTAGTTTGAGAACTCTGAACGCTAACTGCATCACCTGTCCAGTTCTTGAACGAGGCGCGAGTAGCGGTAGTAGGTGTGTCATAGTAGATATAAACCTCAACTGCTTGGTACCGGCACGTCATACGTAAATAGTCTTCTTTCATGACCATATTACTGACTGCACCTGGACCTTTGGCAGTGGTTGAACCCTGAATATTTGTACTCATCGTTGCCGGAATACCAGACATGGTTATTCTAACGGCATCTCTTATGCCACCAGCCATAGCACCTTTAAAGTCGCCAGACATAGCTTTAGAAACAGCGTCATAAGCAGCGTCTGCGATTTCCGAGCGTACATGTGACTTACGCTGCGATCTTGGTAATGGCTTGGGCCTTACTTTTGGGGGCCCCTTATTTTGCTTGGGGCGAGGCGCGCTTTTAGCCGCGCGTTTGGCTTGTTTTTGATTATTCTTGGGAATCAAATAAAAGATTATCCGTGATTAGCAGATGATCCCGGGGGTCATGGGCAAGCTGCCCTTGGTGTCCATGGTTTTAACCCTTCTACCCTTGACTGACATTGTTTCACTATTTGACCAAAATTTTGAAGTGTCATCTCAGTGAACTTGGGGGTCATGGACTAGGACAGGTGGTCCGCACACCTGGACTATAACTAACCGTTTCGCTCCCAACCATGGCAAGCATACGGAAAACGTTTTATTAACCTGGACCTCCTCAGCCGAAGCTTGACGCGAACCAGGGGGAGAGAAAAACTCACCTCAACCATGCTAGAAGAACTCGTCAAAGAGAAGCTTCCCCATCAGGGAACTTTTCAGTTTTTCATGCACAAGCGTTGAACGGTTGTGGATGTCTGAATCGGTTCTAGTCATGGGATCACAGGGAGTGAAAATCCAAGCACCATCGG